ATTAAATGAATCTGATTTACATGCCCATAGCTCTAGTTTATATGTGTAATTGGCATACTGATGAAGAGGATTCTCAGCCATTTAAACCCCCAAATTTCGACGTAATGTTTCAAGTTTGGGTATGTAAATTTGTGTTTCTGCTTTGAAATCCCATACTGGATCTACTAGTACATCTCTGTTTCTAACAATAAACACCCACCAATAATCAACTGTTCCATATAGGTCAAAGCTCATAAGATCAGGACGATATTGATATGTTGATCCAATTTGCCTAAGTAGATCATCTGCTTGTGCAGGTATTGCACGATAAGTTAATAAATCTAAGAACTTATTGTCCATCAATCCTGTATTAAAATACGGACTTGTTTTTTTATATTTAATAGTATTGATGGCCATTAGATAAAGTTACCCCCGCCTTGAAAATATGTGCCGATACTAAAGCTTTCGATGTAATTTCTGCTGTATACAGGTAATAGATCAATTGTTATTGTCATATCAGTTGGGATACTAGATTTACCTGCGCTAATATAGTTAACGTCATTGGGGAACGTATATGAGAAATCTCGTACCACAACTGGTATTTTTTCAAATAGATCACCATACCCTTCTAATTGTACTACTGGTGGTGGTGCTCCTTTATGATCACTTGCTCCATAAAACATCTTAGTTGCAGTTCTAAAGAATTGAATCATATCTCTAACATACTGTGCTTCTTCTTGATTCTGTGCTGTAAATCTACCCTGAACATTTATACTATCTACTGAACTGTGTGTAAAATAGGGAGTGCTATAGGTACTATGTACTAGATTTTCAAGCTCATAGTTTGCTCTATGTGATACTGTAATAACAGGATTGTATGGGAAAATAATTTTTTTCCCACCCATTGTTCCACCTGGATCTGATATTTTAACTCTTGTATCTTCCCCGCTACTACTGCCGCCAGTAAATGTTATTTGAGGTTTTGATGCCCCTGGACCGCCAGATCCAGCTAGGCTTGGTCCTTGAATTGAACCACCACCCCCACCACTACCGCCAGAATACGAACCGCCTGAAGGTAAATTGTTATTATTCAACCTATTAGTGCTGGGATTTAAAGATTGTACACTATACATAGGAGTGGATGGGGCTACAGTCTGTGCAACCATCGTAGTACCACCTGAACGTGTATTTCTGTTAGTGTTGTTAACAACATTAGATAGCTTTCTAATGTTAACATTTGGGCTGGTAACTCTAGGTGCAGGGTTGACACCTGGTTGTTTTCGACGACCGGCACTTTTCTGCACTGGATTTTCTTTACCAGTGTTGCTCTCTAACGTCTTACTATAAAAATTTGGCACAATTGAATTAAAATTTGGCATAAAAATATTTACCAATTATTAATATGACTATATAATATTATCATGGCCATTAAAAGAACCCCTTACTTAACAAACAAAGAATTAATGCGTGAAATTCACAGAAGTAAGAACAGCTATTGCAGCTATCTTACAAGCGATGATCATCAATTTGATTTAATACTTCCCAGCTTAGAAAAGATCAATCAACGTACAGTTGCAGAAGCAAAACGTGCAAGAGCTGATCGTTTAGCTAAGTTAGCATGGGAAGCAAATCAACTTGCAGGAATTAAATCTAAACTTGACGATCATGCAGTTGATTGGCATAAGATTAAAAAGTCTGAAGTTGTATTTAGAATTATTACATGGGACCATATTCCACTTGCCCCAGGTAGAAAAAAGACTCCAAAAACATCAGGCGATCTACATGCTAAGATTAACTTCCCCCCATTTCAACATTATCGTTACGATGACGCAGGAGAATTAATCTGTGTAGGCAAGAGTCATTGGGAAGGTGGACTTACTAACGGTTGGTTCAATAAAGATCATGGCGCAATGTCTAATAACTTAGCACGTATGTTTATGAAGCTATGTGAACGCTTTGGATCTAAAGGCAACTGGCGCGGATACACATATAACGACGAAATGCGTAGTCAAGCATTACTACAGTTAAGCCAAGTTGGATTACAGTTTGATGAAAGTAAATCAAACAACCCATTTGCTTACTATACTGCAACGATAGCTAATAGCTTTACTCGTGTTCTTAATGTTGAAAAGCGTAATCAACATTTAAGAGATGACATCCTTGAAATGAACAATCTCAATCCAAGTTACACACGTCAAACTGAAAATTCAATTAAAGCAAAGGAAATCATTGCTGCTGATATTGATCCTACAAGTTTGATAGGTAAAAGTTAATCTTGCTCTTTACCAAATAGTGTTATACAATAGCAGCATGTCAAACCTTTTTAAACGTGCTGCTATTTTTACAGATTTACATCTTGGAATGAAGAGCAATAGTGCTGTACACAATCAAGACTGTGAAAGATATGTTCGTTGGTTCATTGATCTTGCCAAGCAAAGAGATTGTGATCTTATACTATTCCTAGGTGATTTTCATCACAATCGAAATAGTATCAATATCAGCACCATGGATTATAGTTTACATTGTTTAGATTTGATTGATACATGTGGCATTAGATCAATGTTTATCACAGGTAATCATGATCTATATCATAAAGATAAACGTACCCTCAGTTCAGTGAAGTACATTGACAAATTCAAGAACATTCAATTAGTTAACGAGCAGTACAGTGAAGGTGATGTTTGTTTTGTTCCGTGGCTAATTGGCGAAGAACATAAGAACATGCGTAAGATCAAAGACAAGTATGTAATGGGGCATTTTGAATTGCCACGTTTCTTAATGAATGCAATGGTGGAGATGCCTGATCATGGTGAACTACGAAGAGAAGATTTTGGATACGTTGATAAAGTATTCACCGGACATTTCCACAAACGTCAAACTCAAAATAATATCCATTATATTGGCAATGCTTTCCCTCATAATTTTGCTGACGCTTGGGATAATGATCGCGGCGCAGTAATTCTAGATTGGGGAATGGAACCAGAATTTGTTAATTGGACTGATGGTCCAGAATATCGTGTTATGACACTAGCACAGCTAATTGACAATCCTGAAACATTCCTCAATGATCGTACCTATGCTCGTGTTAAGCTTGATATCAGCATCAGCTACGAAGAAGCTAACTTTATCAAAGAAACAATGCTGACACAGTACGGTGCAAGAGAACTAAGTTTGATTCCTCATAAACAGGAGTTAGATCTAAGTGGAACTCCAATTGACAGCACGTTTGAAAGTGTTGATCAGATTGTATTAAACCAAATTGAATCCATTGACAGTAGCTCATATGATAGAAAGCTATTAATGGAAATTTACGCAGGACTTTAATATAGATTCTTCCTCATTTTTGTAGTAAAGTAATAAAATATGTTCAAGATAAAGAATTTAACAGTTAAGAATTTCATGAGCGTGGGCAATGCGACCCAAGCTGTGAATTTTGACCGTAGAGATCTAACTCTCGTACTTGGTGAAAACTTAGACTTAGGAGGTGATGATTCAGGTGCTAGAAATGGCACAGGTAAAACCACAATCATCAATGCTTTGAGCTATGGACTCTACGGTCAAGCACTTACAAATATCAAACGTGATAATCTTATCAATAAGACTAACGCTAAGAACATGCTGGTAACAGTTGACTTTGAAGTTAACGGTCAAGATTATCGAATTGAGCGTGGACGCAAACATAATGTCCTTAAACTCTATGTCAACGGACAAGAGCAGGATGGCTATGGAGATGATAGCCAGGGTGACAGTCGTGAAACACAGCAGGATATCGAACGCCTTCTGGGGATGAAGCACGATATGTTTAAGCATGTCCTTGCGCTCAACACTTACACTGAACCTTTCCTTAGTATGAGGGCTAATGATCAGCGCACTATCATTGAACAGTTACTGGGCATTACAATCCTCAGTGAAAAAGCTGAAGCTCTTAAGAATCAAATTAAGGATACTAAGGAAGCAATTACTACCGAAGAGTTTCGTATCAAAGCGGTACAGGATGCCAACAAGCGCATTGAAGAACAGATCAACAACCTCAAGAAGCGTCAGAAGCTTTGGCATACAAAGCATGAAGAGGATGTTGTTACTCTTGAACGTGGGCTTATGGATCTTGCTAATGTAGATATTGAAACTGAAATTCAATCACATAGAGATCTTGCTGTTTATCATGAGAATGTTAAGCAACGTGATAGTGCAGCCAAGTGGCTTTCAAAGCTTGCAAGTGACATTAAGAATCAAGATAAGACACAGCAAAAGCTACTTGGTGAAATTGAAGACCTCAACAATCATACCTGTTATGCCTGCGGATCAACTCTGCATGATGCAAACAAGGGTATGATACTTGAAACTAAACAAAAACTACTAGAAGAAACATCACATCAGTTGAGTCTTCTAACAACTCAACAAGAAGAATATATTGCTAAAATTGATCAAATTGGTACTATTAAGGCTGCTCCTAAAGTCATCTATGATACGTTGGAGAAAGCATTAGACCATCGTAGTACACTAGAAAAGTTAATTGAACAGCTTGATCGTCGTCGTGATGATCAAGATCCTTATGCTGAACAGATTGCAGAAATGGAAACTACTGCCATTGAAGAAGTCACATGGGATAAGATTAACGCATTAACACAGATTAAAGAACATCAAGAGTTTCTGCTTAAGTTGCTGACAAACAAGGATAGTTTTGTTCGTAAGCGTATCATTGATCAGAACCTTGCATATCTCAACACCAGACTAGGTGCATACTTACAAGCAATTGGATTACCTCATGAAGTTAAATTCTTGAATGATCTAAATGTAGAAATTACAGAACTGGGACGTGAACTTGACTTTGATAATCTAAGTCGTGGTGAGCGCAATCGCCTTATACTTTCGTTAAGTTGGGCTTTCAGGGACGTGTGGGAAAGCTTGTACAGTTCAATCAATCTATTGTTTATTGATGAGATGATTGACAGTGGCATGGACACAAGTGGTGTTGAGAACGCATTAGCCATCCTGAAGAAGATGGCAAGGGAGCGCAACAAGAGTATCTTCTTAGTAAGTCATAAGGATGAGTTAGCAGGTCGTGTTAACAATGTTCTTATGGTTACTAAGGAGAATGGCTTCACAAGTTATAGTGATGAACGATAACCAAATGATAATCCATTGCAGAAACGTACTGATAAATATGTTCTGCAATGGACATAGGGCACTGGGAATTTCCTCACGAATTTAATGTTGAAGACTGGTTTGGCTTTATCTACAGAATAGTGGAAATTAATACAGGCAGAGAATACATTGGCAAGAAGCAATTTCATAGCAACTTAACTAAGGCTGTTAAAGGCAGAAAAAACCGTAAACATTTCAAAAAAGAATCTACATGGCGCAAGTATACAAGCTCCAGTGTTGAGCTTAACAAGTCAATAGAATTATATGGCAAAGACAACTACAAATTTCAAATCATAAGTTTACATAAGACCAAAGGTAGTTTACACTACAGAGAAGTTGAAATACAAGTTACCGAAGACGTACTCAGAACCCGACTACCTAGTGGCATACGCAAGTATTATAATGGCAACATCTCGGCTGTAAAATTTTATCCCCCATCAGAGCATGTGGATGAAGTGGCAATGAAGGCACCTTAGGCTATATAGTCCCACATCAGTTAAAAATAGAAGGTCTCACGCCCCGATAATCGTGAAAGTGGACAACGTAAGGCCATACGATAGGCTAAATGATTGCGGCTCTGAGAAAAAGCAACCGCAGCGTATGTAATATTCGCTAGTTAGGGTATTATATCCGTACCGTTGGAACAATCAGCTGGAGTAATGGGGTACCGGCCAACCGCCCCTCTGTTTAAAGACAGTTTCCTTTAACAAGTATGATGAAGAACTCAACAAAAGTTTCTTTATCTCTGATCCCGTAAAGGGATCAGTATGACTAGAATCTAACAAAAAGTTCATAAGAGAAAATGTTAACGAACGTAAGTGAGTTAACTGGTTGCGTAAGCGACCACACAGTATATAAGAATACAGTTAGAAGAATGGAGTTCCTGTCTTCTGTGTAATTTCCATGTTTTGCTTAATAATAGAACCTATAATTTCTCTTTCTTGAAAGCTTAACATTGCTGCTTCGTCATATGTTAAACCTCCACGCATATACCAACACATACGAAGTGCTTCCTCTTTTAGCCCCTTAACTTGACGTTCATAATCATTTACTAATTTTATGATGCCGTCACGATCTAGAGTTAAGAGGCTGTTGCGAAAAAATTTGCATAATCAAACGTAATAGCAACTGGATATTCTGTTTGACATTCTTCACATCTAACTTTTGATTCTGGTAAAGTACTAATCTTTACATACTCATCGAATCGATCTCTTACAGCACGTATGATCTTGTTGTCTGAATTATCATAGAACTCAGCAATGAAATTCTGATCACTAACCTTTGTACCATCATCTGTTTCGATGTAATCAGTTCCAGCAGCAATAATACCAATATTAATACCAATCAGCTTCTGCATATGCTTTTGATACTGACGTAGCTTCTCTGTATCTTCAAGAGAATCATTGTTTGCAATCTGCATTAAACGCTGTTCTTCAAATGTTGTCATGCTGATCTTGTTAGATTCAAAATAGCTCTGTGGCTTTAATTTAATCTTAAGTCCTTGGATCTCCACTGGATCTGTATAATCTGGAGTCTTTAATCTATCCAATACCGCAGTTAGATCCAAACCATGATTGTTTTCGTGTCTGCATTTTTCATTGGGACAAATAGTATCAATGTCCATATTCTGACCGTAGCTGGCAATTCTAATTGCAATTAGTACAGCATCAACGTCAATACTTGGCATTTTCCAAGCATCTTTAATATTTGGACAACAGCTTTGAATTACACTGACAACGCTTTCTCCATTGAGCAAAGCATCAGGAGTTCTAATTGTAATCTCGTCTCTTGTAGTCATTGGGAAAATAGGAATTTCACCATTTAATGGCAATTCAACTGTTCCATTTGGCCAATATGCACCGCCGCTAGGTAGTTTAAAGTAAATTGATGGCTGTCTAAAATGTTTTGCAAGTGGATTCATTGATGTTGGTTGCATTTTGTGTCCTATAAATAACTAGTGCCTTGTTTATTTATAGGTGCTAATTTTAAGGTGATTTTTTTACATGGCTATGGATCCAGACGAATTAGAACAGCTTGTTAATGCTATAACAAAAGGTTTTGCTACGATACAGTCTTCTACTCCTAGCTCTAAAAAAGAGTTTAGTGATTTTGACGTTAATCTAAGATCAACTAGTAAGAAATTACAAGATTTAGCAACTGTAATTAACAACGCAGATATTAAAACTGCAAAAGGAAGTGAAGAACGTAGTGAAGCTGAAAAGTTATTTGTTCGTACACTTAAAGGCAAATTGGATGATATTGCACGGTCAAGCGGGACCGTTAAAGATAAATTAGAAAAGTTAGAAGACACTTTAAAAGAAGTTGATGGTGCAACTGAAGAATATAAAGATAAAGTTAGAGACTCCTTAAGAGAGCAAATAAAATATACAGAAGCAACACGTATACAAACTGAAAAAACTCGAATTCAGACTGATACAACTGAAAAATATAACATAGCATTAAACAATTTTGGTAAATCTCTGGCTCCAATGGCTAATTTAGTTGGCGGAATAGTTAAGAGTTATCAAGCAGGCGGTAGTCAAATTGGCATGGCTGGATCGTTGCTTGCTACTGAAATAGGGATAGTTGGCAGTACTGCATCATCCGCAGGCGCTGGATTAATGGGAGTTGGTGCTGCTGCATCATTATCGAGTTCAAAATTAACTAGATTTGCTGGCGGTCTTGCAACTGTTGGTGGGTTAGGATTAGATCTTTTTGGAAAAGGTCTTAGCGCAGTTGCTACTAAAGCATTGCCTATATTAACAGCCGAAGCTGACAAAGTTTTATCTTCATTCCAAAGTATTAGTAGCACAGGCGCAGTATTTGGTAATGGTATACTTGGTATGCAGTCAGCTGCATTAGATGCTGGGTTAACTATAGATCAGCTATCGAATGTTTTAAAAGAAAGTAAAGGTGATATTGCTGATGCTGGTGTTGGAATAGTTGAAGGTACTAAAAAAATAGGTGAAACTTTCAAAGCAGATGCTAAGTCTGGCGGGTTACTAAGAGAATCTTTAGATAGATTAGGATATAGTCTTGAAGAACAAGCTAATCTTGTTGCTAATACAATGGGAATAATTGGCAGATCTGGTAAAAGTATTAAAGATGTAATTCCTGCTGATTTAGCAAGAACAACATTGGAATATGCCAATAGTTTAAAAGTTATTGCTGGTGCATCAGGTAAAGATGCAAAAGAAATCCAAGAAAAAACTAGACAACGTATGAATACCTTAGGTCTTCAAAGTGAAATGTCAAAACGTAGAGCAGCAGGCGATACGGGTGTTGAAGACAGATTTCAAGACGTAATAAATGCATCGCAGAGGGGCGGATCCATTATAACTGACGTAGCCACTCAAATATTAGGACCTCTTCGTCAAGTGACAGGCAATACTGCATTAGTTTTTCAAAATTTTGGTGCAGCAGGGCAAGATTTTATAAAAACAATAGAACAAATACGTGATGACCAAAATATAAACCCTGAAGATCGTAGAAAACTAATAAATGAAGCTGTTGAAAAATTAGGAGGCGCTGATCTTCAAAAAAGTATAGATAAATTCGCAGCAGCACAATCAGTAGCTGGTGCTGGGGGTCAAATTGATCCAAGAGTAGCAACTATTATAGAAAAACTTACTGAATCAAATATCGCTTTAAAATCAGCTCAACCAGGTTCATTCGATGAATCTCAAAAAAATATAGCTGTACAGCAGGCAAAAGCAAAAGAACAAGCTGAAAAAAATAAAAAAGATATGGAGGAAGCTGAAAGAACAGGTAAAAAATATGTAAAAACATTAGTTGATCCAAATGATGTAACAGCAGGTTTATTGGGAGTAAGAGACGCAGCACAGGAAGTAGCAACATCAATTCAAGAAAAGTTTTTAAATTCAAATGTTTTGCCTGAATTTGCAAAAGCTTTAACAACAGCTACACAAAATGTAAAGAAGTTGATTGATGATTATGGTAAAGGTATTGGAGATGCTGCCGGAGCTGGTTTGGGATGGCTTGATACAATTTTAAAATATGCTATTCCAATTGCGTCTGTTTTTACTATTATTGGTGGCACAATTAGCGGCGTTAAAGCAATTGCCGACGTAATTAAAAGTTGGAAAGGACCAACAAGTCCACCAACACCCGGTGCAGGAGATATTAAACCGGGTGGTGGACCACCACCCGGTAAAGGTGGTCCAGGTGGAGCCACTACAGGTGGATTTAAAGTAGATTTAAACGATTTAAAAAATAAAACTGGTGCACCAAGCAGCACAAATACTGAAAATCATACTCCTGGAGGTTCTAAACCCACAACTAAACCAGGAATTAAAGGAAAGTTTGGAGCAGTATTAAACAGTGCTGCGGCTATGACTGGACCGGTACTGGAG